ATCACAATTTTTATTTACTAATATACTATATATAACAGCCTGCATCCAGTAATTATAGTAGTCTACAGTCTCTGCAAATTTTTCTAATCCTTTTGATGTAGTTTTTAAATCTATGATATTTATTTCTTTATTTTCATGATCTATTATATACTTATCTACAATTCCTTTTAATCCAAATTTATAATTTTTTAAATCACATTCTAAATACTTTTCATTAAATATTTCTACAGGATCCATTTCAAAATCAGTTACTTGAAAATCCATTAAAGACATTACATCTTTATTTTGTTTTATTAATTCAACTCTCTCAGTAGCTTTAGCAAGCATATCATTATCTATAATATCTTTACCTTCTTCAAGTAGAAAATGAAAGTATTGAGCATTTTCAACTGTCTGTATTTTATCTAATTTTTTTGAATCATCTTTAAAAGATTGATACAAATTATGATATTCTAATGATTTTAAAATTTCATCATCTAACTCAGACATATTAGGGTTATTATGTTTTTTAAGATCATTTAAAATCTTACGTACATTATCTGAAGGTATCTTACTAGGAACTATAGAAAATTGTTCATTAAGTTTCTCAGGCTGTAATAGTAATAGATGTAATAACTTACCCTCTATCAAATGTTTATCAGTCTTAAGTTCCCTTTCTTTAAGAATATAATCTTTGTAAAAGAGTTTGGGAGAAAATAATAATTTATTTAATGAAGAATAACTAAAGTTAAACTTGCTTTGATAAAAAATATCTTCTTTTTGTTTATTCATCATCATTTTTTATTTGTTTTTCAGGTTTATAATTATATACTGTAGCCAACCTGGCTGGTATCACTTTTGTATTATTACAATGTGTACAACATTTTCCATCTGTAACAGGATCTGCATTATGAGGATAAAGATCCTTTATTTCTTTTTCACATATACTACACTTCATATTTCTTTTTAATTTAAAAAAATAAAGGAGAGTAAATTTATCAGAAATCTCTCCTTTATTTTATAAACATTAGAGTACGTTCTCAAAAGTTTCCTCTGGAGTTTCAACTAATGTCTTTTTATATTCTTCTTTTATTTTTATTGCATCAAGATCAATTGTAAATGCACTACTAGTAGCCGTTACACCAAAATTATTACCAAGAACATTTTCATGTAATTTTTTTACAACTTCTTTAACTGCCCATGAATTTAATATGCCATCTTTACTTAATTGTTTAATAACTCTATCATATCCCCACGCCCAACTATTAGGTTGCACATCTATATAATCTGTAAATTCTTTTTTAAGAGATTTAAAATTAATTTGATTCCACATTTTAGATCCATGACCTTTCATATAATCACTAGTAAATGTAAAAAGCATAGCTAATATAGTCCTAGACTCCTCAAGGTTACAGTTAGCCATTAAACTCATACCAACAGTAACATTATCAGAATCACTTGATCTTAATAAATTACTAATTGTTTCCCAGTCACTAACTTTTAATGTAACAGAATCTTCTGTACAAAGTTTATTTAACTGAGTATCCATTATTAATTTATGCTTATTAGCTTGAAGCCAATCAAACATTTCAGGATTATTAAAATAATATGTATTGCTATTTTTAATATATTTACTATCTGTCATATTTTTCCATGTAGATTCTATAAAATTATGAACTCTAGATTTAATTTTATTTTCATGCCAACCATATGTTCTGTTTATAAGAATTATAGTATCTTTACTTTGATTAGAAAATAACTGTATATACTCTTTTAATTTATCATCATTTGGTTGTACTATTAATGCATCTTTTAAACATTTTAAAAGATATGTAATATTTATACTATAAGCCCAATCTTCAGATATTTGACTTTCTAAAAATTTATTTGAAATAACACAAATATCTGATTTATCTTTATCTCTTGAAATTTTAAAATTTGTTTTTTCTTGATAGATTGATAATTTATCTCTAGATAATGAAATTTTAGGGAATCTATATAAAGAATTTACATTATTATTAAAATGATTAGTATCAATATTTTTATTAGTTATATTATTAATAAAACTTTTGAGCATTTGCATATACTCTTGATGATTTTTATAATCACCTAATGGTCTATATTCAGATTCATCCACTTTAAAAAAGTTACTTAATAATGGATTATCTTTATTCAGTTCTGATACGTCTAAACGTATTTTATATAATTTTATCATATCATTAATTTTTTATATTCTGGTTTAACTTCTACTCTGAAAGTATATAACTCTCTGTTTTCAATTCTTATATTTTTTCTAACTATTGGTTCTAAATGACAAAAAGATTTTTTATCTAATTTATCTTCTTTTTCTAAATGTTTAATCATATCTAATGCATTATAATGCTGATAATCTTGTATTTTAGAAACTCTTATCCAATATTGTACATCTTTATTTCTATTAAACTGGTATAAGTTGTAGCCAATTTGCTGACTTAATTGCCAAAGTAAATAATAATTTTTTTCATAATCAATAGTTGGTAATATAGCAGCAGCCATATTTAAATCTTCACCACCACTTGATATTAAAGATACAATATCATCTAAAAGTTGTTGAGTCAGTTCCACTTTTGTTGCTGACTGATGCATTATTTTATCTACATGAAATATATCTTTACCATTAACATCAACTTCATATGCAGTATTTATTGCAAGACCTGTTAACATCCATGAATCATAAGGTAATGAATAAGCATTGATATTATATATATTAACAAACTCAGAAGATTTTTTATCTAATATTACTCTAGCAGAATTACCTGCTCTAGCGTTATCATTACAATAGTTATCTATATATTCCCAATTAGTATCATTTTCTACAGAATCATAATTCCAAAGTCTTGACAACATACTTCTACCGTTTATATTTTCACCATCATTAAATGTTCTAGATATACCTGAATGAGTTATATAAAGATCAGCATCTTCATAATTATTTGTTAATCTAATTTTATGTTCTTTTAATGCAGCTTTAACTCTATCTTGTGAGATAGGTGAATTAGGAAATAAGAAAGCTTTTTTATATAGTGTCATTTTTGGTTGACCTTTTTTACCATTTAAAATTTTTTTAAGAGTATTATATGTTAATTCTGATTCATCAATATATACTGTTTTTATCAAAGTACCTTCTCTATCAACCATGACCCCATAAGGGTCACAGTTAATATTGAAGTATTTAACAGCATCAGAATTAAACTCTTGATGTACTGATTTATTTGCCATTATTTAATTGTCATTTTAATGATTTCTGGATTCATCATCATTTTATTAAACTTTTGTTTATTACCGTTAAAGATTGTTCTTACAACTAAATACTTAAGATCATTTGTAAAGTAATCTTTAGTACATAATGATATCAATCTTTCACTTATTTTACTTGTAATAGTATTATCTTGAGAATACACTACAGAATAGTTTGCTAATCTAGTAGCCAAAGTTGAAGCAATGTCTGCTCTATATGAATCATCTTTACCAATACAAGATCTTAACTCACCAAGAATATATTGTTCATTATCATGAGTTAATAAATCTTTAGGTGTTACAAGTTTATCAAGTTTATTGTTGATAAATGTAGTAAACATAGATGCAAATGTATCACCTACACTACCTTCACCAATCATTTGAATCATTGAAAGATTATCTTCAAAAGACTCAAAACTTGAAATAGAGTTAAAAAATGCAGTAATTGATCTTGCATTAGTTTCTTGTGTTACAAGTTCTGGATGTAATAATAAAAAGTTAATACATCTAGTATCTATACTTGCTTCTTCTGCCCAACGAGCCCATACTTCTACATCAAATTTAAGATTAGCAGTAATATATCTTGTTTTTTGTGCTGAGTCAATAGTATTTACCATGTAATCTCCATTGTCAGGATTAGATGTTAAAATAATATGCCAGTCTTTTGGTAAAGACCAAGATATATATTGCTGTCTATCAACTAGTTCCATAACAGCTTGAATAAATCTTATATCTGCACGGTTCCAATCATCAAGTAATAATATACCACCTTGTTTTTGATCTGAGATCCATTCAGGTGCACAATAAGACATTCTATTCTTACCTGTCATTTTCCATCCTTGTCTTAAATATTCTTCAACTGCAAGTTCATCAACCCATTGTCCCACTTTTTTAGTTACAGTTGCATTACTAACTTGTGCAACTGCTGCAGCTTTTTGTGCTGCTGTATAATTAAGATCATCAATTTTCTTTTGAACTTGTTTTTCTTTAAACATTTGAAATTGTCTAACAGGGAAACCTACTAAATCACCTAACTCTTCTATTTGTGCTAAATTAAGTTTTACAAATGATAAATCATTTTCTCTAGCTAAATCTACTACTGCTGATGTTTTACCAATACCTGATTCACCAACAATCTCTACTGCTACAGAATTTTTACCTCCTTCTTGTAGAAATCTATTATTTTTGATTATGTGATTAACAAATTCTTTACACTCATCAATGTTTAAGTTTACTTGTGCCATGTCTTTTAATTTTTATTTTATTAATTAATTTGAATTTTTTGTCCTGGTAAATCTTCATTGATATTACACTTTGAGCTATGTACCCACAATGTATTTGCTGGACAATTTTCTGGTGTACTTGCTTCACCATCTGTTAAATATATAAGAGCTGTATATAACCCTTTTTTTTCATTAAATAAATCTATGACAGGTTGGAATAATGTACCACCTCTACCTTTTATACTCCAATCTTTTCTTGGATTGAATTTTTCTACACTATTAATTTGTGTGTCACATTGAGCCACTGTAATTTCATGTCCAGTTTTATGCATGTGAGCTAACTCATTCATAAATTCTTTTAATTCATCATTACTCACTGATCCTGATGTGTCAACACCAACAAGAATATTATTTTTAAATTTAATCTTGAGTCCTGGATTAGCAGAATACCTTTTATTAAATTTACGTCTAAGTTTTTTTGTATATGTAATAGTTGAATTACCAACAAATCTTTTAAGATAACCTTTCCAATCAAATGAAGGTGGTTCAATATGCATCAATCTTTCAATTAAACCTGCAAGCTCACCTGGTATATTACCACGTTTCTTTTCAGTTTGTTCTGCAGTTTCTTTCAATTGATGTTCCACTTGTTTTTGAACAAGTTTTTTTTCAGCTTCAGATAATTCTTCAAATTCATCCCAAGTAACATGATCATATTGGCTATCACCATCCATTTGATTCATTATATTATCTAATGAAGGAGATTGACCATTTTTTTGTGCATCTTGTAAAAGTCTATAATATTCTTTTGTACCTGCTCTTTTAGGAAGATTTAATTCAGGAAATGTATCCAACTTTAAACCACCTTCAGGAAGATAGTCATCATCTATATACTGATTAATTTCTAAATCTGCAGCTATATTAAAAAGTTTATGATTATCATAAAGATCTCTCATAACCATATGACCAAATGAAACATGCAATAGTTCATGCTTAAGTAAACCTATTTGATGTTTATCAGATAACTCAATAAAATATTCAGGATTAATAGATAATTGAATACCTATACCATTTTTACTTACACCTGCCGTGGGTATATCTTTTCTTATTTTTTTATTTAGACCAACCAAAAAGAGCCCATAAAAGGGCTCATTTAGTATTAAGGTCTTACTTGCTCTAGCAAGTTTATCTGTTATATTTACCATTCTAATTTTATTTCCATATTTTTAATAATTGGATAATGTTCTTTAATAACATCAGAAATACCTTCTGCTAATTCTAATTCAAATAATTTCTTTTCATCTTTTGTCAAATTTAAACTATTAACATTAGTAAACATGTCATTCCAAGGACCTACTATAGTTTTTACTTCTGGAAATTTATCAGTAAAGTCATATCTATCAGATCCATTCAAAGATTTACCTAATAATGTTTTCATTAATAATGAAGCATTTATATTATTAAGCATTTCTAATGCAAGATCTCTATCTTCCTTACCTGCTTTTAATAATCTTTTAAATTTATAATATTCTTTTCTAGTCATCTATCTTCATTGTTTTAACAACCCATAAAGGTTTAGTTTTACTATTCATTACTTGAATCCATTCTTTAGCAGAAGGAATGTAATTATTACAATCTTCTTTAACATGTTGTTCTCCAACATATCTTGTATAAACAGTTTTTCCATCTGAATTTATAAATGATTTACCAAACTTTTCTTCACAATTAAAAATCCCCTCACTGTGATGTCTAAACATTCTGTGAAGGGAAGTTGCTAACCATGCTTTAGTTTCATCAAACCATTCATGTATATGTACATAATCTTCAGGTTTGCCACCCCATTTTTTTACTGAGGATTTAGCATGAATATTAGGATGTGCCATTTATTATTTTAAACATTTTTTTTGATTCATTTTCTGCTTTATATTCATAATGTTCAACATGTCTTTGACTATGAAAAATTTTTACTTCTTCTGTTAATAAATCAATTACCATGTGACCAAAACCACCTTCATTATTAACCCAATCCCAATCTATATTATCACATAATATTTGATAATAATAATTATCTAAATTATCTTGTAATTTTTTTAAATTATTACTTTTTAATAGATAACCACGATGACCAATATCATTATCATCATAATAAACAATATCATTAATCATTCCATCATCTCCACCTCCATCATAATGAATTTCAACTAGTTTTACATTATAATCTTTTAGTTTTTTTAATTGAATTTTTTGTTCTAGATTTAATTTCATTTTTAATAATTTTTATTTCCACTCCAGGATTTTCTTTATTATATTCATATTCTTCAAAAGATGGTATTATAAATGTCATATTATCATCTTCAATCCATCCGTGTTTAACCATATCATCTTGCACTGTTTGTGCAGGATTAATATAATCAAACTTATGACGGCTACCTCTAAAAAATTTAAAAGAAATTATAACGGGTAACTCATGTTTAGAAAGTTCTTTTTTAAAAGATTTAGCATATTTTTTATAAATACTACTTGTATCTTTTCTATACTTCATAACAGTTTTACTTGATATGAGATACTTTCCTGTCCATCTTTTCCCATTCTTACTACTTGGCACATTGCCTGGTATAAACCATTTCATAATTTTAAAGTTTTACTTAGTGAATCTTTTAATTCATGATGTACTTTATCAAATCCAAACTCTTTATATGCATCTGATAAGTCTTTACTTAAGCTAAGACAAAAACCATTAATTTCATATAACTTCTTATATTTATTAATTGCATTTATCCCTGCTGCATCATTATCAAACAAAGTTATAACTTTTTTATACTTTGACTTTAAATTTTCAATTATATATGGTTTTATCATTGTATTCTCTGAGTCAGGTGCAATAACTTCTAAGTTATAACCAAACTGTTTTAAACACATTGCGTCCTTCAAAGAAGAACATATAACCAAATATGGTTCATTATATTGTAGTTGATCTAAACCTTGTAGATAAGGTTTAACCTTGATGAATTTATATCTTTTGTGACCAGGCTGATATATTTTATACACATGCCCTTCTTTATCAAAATAGCCATATAATTTTGGGCTACTTATCTGAAGTGTCTTAAGACCATTATCATCTTCCTTTGACATATTATAATATTCTAATGCTTTAACATTATATTTTTCTAATATAGATTTACCTATGTTAAATGAAAGCCAAAACATTTCATCTAATCTATTCCATGATCTTTCATGACAAAAGTCCACTTTATATTTAGCGTGATGTTTTATTTCAGATTTAAAATACTGTCCTTTTTCTAGAGTAAACTTATTATAATCATTAACAAGTTTAAATACTGCTTTTGAATAATCTAAATTAAATATTTCCTTTATTATATCAATTTTACTACCATAATTACCAGTAGAAAAATCTTTAAATTTATATTGATTACTTTTTGAATCTAAGAATATCCACATACTTGGAGTTCTTTCAGTTGGATTAAATATAGATTGAATTTTTACATTCTGTCCTGTTAATCTTTCTGGTAGATCTAAATAGTATTCAAAGACCCAAGTGCTTGGTATCCTATTTTCATCTAATATTAAATTTTTAGTGCTTATCATAATTAAAAATAATTGTAAAGGTTAAAAATTGGTAATGCAAATGTTTTTTCTTTAATTAAGTTAGTATAGCCACGTCTGGACTTACACCATTTAACACCTTTACAATTAATTTAAATACTACAACTCAAAATCAGAACCACTTCCACTTTGTCCTTCAAAGTTTACAGCAGGCTGTGTTGTATTGCTTTCTTTTTTAACTAACGCTTTAACGTGAGTACCTCTATCAAACTTAATAAGTCTTGATGGTTCTTTATCTAAAGTTTCTATAGGAACTCCTTCTTTAGAAATTTTTGGTAAATAAAGATCATCATTTACATAACCTTCTTTATTTTCCCATTCTCTTGATGCAATACATGCATTAAAAAATTCACTGTTTCCTAAAACTTTGTTACATTCAACCATGAATTCTTCAATTGTTCCTGCTTCAATAGAATCTAGCTCATCTCTTTTTCCTAGTTGTTCAGATAAAAATATCATAGATTTAAGAACTTCTTGATCTCTTTCAATTTCACGGCCACTTGGAAGTGTTGTGTCTTTGAAAGGATAAGGACTGTATCTTACTCTACCAACTTGACCTTCATATCTACCTTTAGACTGATCAGCCATATCTCTATAAAATCCTTCAAACTCACCATTCATTGGCTCTGATTCAACATGTAACATAATATTATATGCTTCAGAATCATAAGGTGTTTTGTCAAATGTGATAGAATTAATTCTAATAACTTGATTTCCTGGACTTAATACTGGTTTTGTGCGTCCGCTTCCTGCAGACATGTCTTTAGTACTTAACATACTTTCTTCTTTTTTTTAATTAATATTAACTTTCATACTTGATTATACAATCTTTAACAAATTGTAGATCATTATTTATAAAGGATTTTTCAAACATTCCCATTGGTGATTTACAAGTGTTCTCACCATTGTTCTGTGTTTCAAATCCATATTCAAGACCATCCTCAGTCTTTTTTACTTTACCAAATAATACTATTGAAAATAGACCCTCCAAAGTTAATGCATTATCTATCATTTTACCAACAGTTTTTGCTTTTACTTTTCTGTGACCATTTACATCAGTGCTTTCTTCAGAGTGTGTCAAAAAGAATATTGTTAAATCTTCTCTCATATCTTTAGGCATCTTAGCTACTTGTGCTAAATTAGATGCTATTTGAGTAAACTTGTCATATCCTTTCTCATTTGCTCTATCAAAATATTCAAATGAGCTCATATATTGCCAATCATCAATAACTAATGTTTTGATGTGTGTCATTTTATCATTAACATGTTGCATAGCTTTTATAATACCTGGTGCTGATGACGCTGAAGTCATATTACCTTTTGGATTATCTTTACTTATACTTACATAATTACTTTTCCAACCTTTAAATGGTAAAGGTTTATTAGCAATGTTAATAATAAATGTTTCTTTAGGATCTAAACTTTTAATTGATGTAGATTTACCTGTTCCTGAGTCAGCTATAATTAATACACTTTGAGCCATAGTTTATTTTTTAGTTAATTTTTGATTTATACTTAATAATGCTTTTTCTATTCCTTTTAATACATCTACTATATCTCTTTCAGTTTCTGGATTAGGAATTTTTATATCATTAAAATTATTCTTTACAGTATTTAAAGATTTAGTTGTTATTTTATTTTTTCTACTAACTACATCATTAATTACTTTTAATTCAGACACAGGTATTATATGTCTTTCAAATCCTGAACTACTAGTAATTAATTCATACTCCTCTTTCCAATGAGGATTATTTTTTATTAAATACAATGTTCTTTTAGGATCTTCAGTTTCATATTCTATACTTACAAATTCTGTATAGATATCTTTTCCTTTTTCTAATTCACTTGGAAAAAATGAAACGTGAAGTTCATCTTTACCACTTGGCCTATATGCCATCTTTGGTATATATAGAGCATGCTTATTATTTGTATTATCAAAATATGTTTGATGCTCTTCTCTAAGTTTACTTACTTTTTCTTTTCTCTCAGCTGGAGTCATATAATTAAATTTATCTTCTTTCTTGTTGAGGTGGTGTATCCATCTCTTGTATTTCCATTTTTTCAAATGCAGCTTTAAAAAAGCTCATTCTAGTATCACCATTCCTTGCTTTAAGAAAGTGTAATACTAATGTTTTATCATCTTGTATAATATATCTATCAGGACCATAAAATCTTATCTTTTGTTTTGCAGGTCTATTAATACCTATTAATGTATCAGCGTGTTGTAACATTGCATCTGAACCAAATATATCTGATTCAAGTACATAGTTACCATACTTACCATCAACAGCTCTATCAGGATTATCTATATTCCTGTTTAATTGTGATAAACATACAAACATGCAAGGATATTCACGTTTTGTTTGAGTAAAGAATTCACCTAGTTCAAACAACATATCTAATCTATTATTTTGATATGGAGCTCTTTTAACTAATATACTATGATCTAAAGTTATAATAGTCTTTTGACCTTTATTATCATTCATATATTTATCAATTGTCTCTCTCATTTGATTTACCGTCATTGGTGTTGAGACAATATCAACAGGATATTTTATTCTTTCCTTTGCATACTCATGACATTTATTAAATACTTTTGAATCTAATACAGTACCTGCACTACATAATTCTTTATAAGTCTTACCTGTTATAGAACTAAACTCCCTTAATGCTGAAGTTCTTCCAACCATTTCAAATTGAAATTCTAAAACTCTGTAATTCTCTTCTGGATTACGCACAAATGATTCTCTAACAATTTGATCTTTAATTAGTGTTTTACCTGAACCAGGTCTTCCACCAATTACAGTAAGTGTATTCCATTCTAAACCATCAGTCACTGCATCATTAAATTTAGGCCAAGGTGTCTGAATAGATTTTTCCTTACCACTTTGCCTATCAAGCATATACTTAAGAGCTTCATTAAAAGCCGTGTATTGACCATTCCATGGTTTATTATTACTCATATTTTTTATTTTTAAGTGCTTGTTCTTCAGCATAAATTTTTAACTTAACTTCTGGAGCATAACTTTTACTAATAACAAAACTTTTTTTTAATTTTTGTTTTACTTTACTTTTAGGAATCCATATAGAAACTCCATCAGAAATTTTAAATAAATAAGCTTTAGCTGTTTGATGTTCAAGTTTTTTATATTTAATTTTAACTTCAATATAAGGTTTAAATTGCCTCATACTACTTTCTCTTTAAAGTGATCATCTTCAGGTTCTACACCATCTCTAATCATATCACAATAATCAGCAAGGTCTGAAGACTTAACCTTATTTTTACCTTCTTTACATATAAAATATTGACTTGTTTTCATGTACATATATTGATCATCTCTATATTCATTTACATACATTTTTGTTGCATCAATGATCTCATCCCAACTAAAGTCATAGTTTTCAAAAAACCATCTGAATGAATTTTCTAAAGTTCTAATATTAACTCTTGCTGGTTTTCCACTAGGTAATTTACCTTCTGGAAATACTTCTCTATATTCATTTAATCTAACAGAAAACTTTTTACCCATTAATTGAATACTAGTTTTCTTTTTTGCTTTGATAAAATAATTTTCAAATTTAACAATTACTTTTTTACCTTTTAATGTCAGCTCATTATCTTTAATAAAGCCCTCTTTTTCAAGGTGTTTTATTTGATCAGGTACATTGTTCAATGGTAATGATAGACTCTTTTTTATCCCGTAAAGAATTAAGAACTGATCTGGAGTCATCTTCTGCTGAAGGATTTGTTGAAATAGTTCCCACATATTTTTTTATTGATTTTAAAATTTGTTTATAAATTGATTTAAATTCTATATCACCAGTCATTAAATAACCATCAATAACTTTACTTGAATTTAAAACTGTAGCATGATTCCTTTTTATATACTTACCAATCCTTGTTGCTGAAAATCCCATCTTTCTTGCTATATAAGAAAAGGCTTGTACCCAAATTAAAATATCTTTTTTTCTTGTTGATATATTATTAAATGATTCAATATAATAAAGATCAGGATCATAAGTATGCATGGTATCTATAACAAGATCTTCTAATACATTTAATTTATAAGTAGTTTTAGCACTTGCTAAAGCTTCTATTTCATCATTCCATATATTTGTATAATCTTTAATTGAACTAATATGTTCATTATCAGTATTACTTACAATAATTTGAATTTTTTTATTATATTTTAATTTAATTTCACTTATAAATGATTCTAATTCCTTAGTCATTTTTAGTTGTTCACTTCTAAACATTTTGATTTTTTTAAAGGTTACAAAGATACTATTTTATTTCAGATAGTATTGTAATAATACAGATAAATAATATAAATATAAAAACAATCCATCTAAGAAATGATTGCTTTAACAAATCTATTTTATTTATATTTTTATCCATTAAATATTTCTATCAAACTTTTAATTTTTTCAATATCTCTAAATTTAATAGTAGGCCAATTATAATTATAAACGTACCATGAATCTTTTAAGACTGCATCTATATTATCACTATCACATGATAATAATTTTAGACCCTCTACAAGTTCTAATGAGTAATAATGATAATCATATCCATTTTGACTTTCTGAGTCATATACATCTTGACGTTTAAATTTTAAACTTATTAATTCTTGTTTAGTCATCTTTTTTCTTTTTTGCATATTTATCCACAACTTGTTGTAAAGCTCTGATATATTTTTGATTTGGATTTGGTTTTAATTTTTCTTCAAGAATTAACTTTTCTATTTTTGACATCTCTGGCATAACTATTATTTTTTATTATAGATAATCTAGATAAAGTTACTAAAAATCTTTCAATTTCTTTATATGATTCTTCTCTAGCATCATAATTATTTTTATGACTATCAACTATATCAATTATATTATTTGCTAATTGTTTAATTGAAAATTCTATTTTTTCTTTTTCTGTCATTTTATTTATTTTTTATTCATATATTTGCAATATGATACATTTATTATCTATCAAAGATATACATAAAATTAAAGAGGAACCCTCAATAAAAAAATTAAAGATCAATTTAGATCTTGAAAATTATAACAAATTAACATCATTACATCATGGCAAAAAAATTAACTAAAGCTCAAAGAGCTAAAAACTTAGCTAAAGCTCAAGAACATATTAAAAATAATAAAGTAGTCACTATAGATAGAGATGCCATAATTGATATTCCTATCTTAGGATCTTTTAGAGATTATATCCAAGAAACATTAAATTATATTTTAGCATCTCATGATCAAAAAGATGTAATTAAAGTTATAGCTCATATTCAAAATAATTTCCAAGATGTTAAAGAAGATGATCCTTATGATCCTTTATTAACATCAACTTGGTGTCTAATGACATTAATCCATGAAATAAATCATCAAGCTGCAGAACAAGGTAAAACTTTTGCTACTGAAGAAAAATTTGATGAGTCTATATCTAATTTAATTAATTCTGTAGATCAAAATACTGATCCAGAAACTGTTAAAGAGCTATTTAAAACAGCACTTAAAACATATAAGGAAAAAGTACCTGATGATATTAAATTTAAGGTAGATGAAATTGATAAAAAAACTTCTAACGAAGATTAGAACCAACTTCATCACCTAAATCAATAATTTCTTGTATTACAGAATTTAATTCTTGTTTACTACAATCTCCAAAAGATTTACAGTATTCTCCTCCATTTTTATTAAAACAAAGGCCTGATCTTCTTTTGATTTGTAATTTTAATTCACTGAATGTGTATCCAAGTTCATTTGCAAGTTCTCTTATACTCACATGAATCTTTGCAATCTGAGCATTAGTACCATTATCTCCTGATACACTTACAAATATTTCTACTTTAGAGCCTTCAGGAAGACTATCTACAAATTTATTATAAATAGTCTCCTGGGCTTTTATATTATATTCTAATTTACCATTACGTTTAGTAAGGTTTGAAAACAAATTTTGTTTCATTTAATTTTTTTTATATTAAAAATACATTGATCATTAAAATCATTTTCAAAATAATATTTTATTGTATCTAATATCATTTCACTAGCAATACCATCATAGACATTAGGTAATGATTTATCACAACCTAATAAATGTAATATATTATTAGATTCATGTATACTAGAAATCTTTTTATAGTGGTTTTTATTATTTAAATCATTATATAAATACAATCCAAAGAACCATTGTGCAGATTCTTTAGTAGAATCTTGATCAATATATGCAACTTCTATTTTAAAAGGAGCAAATGATTTTTTATTTAACCTTTCTAATCTTCTATTTATAAATTTATCTACATATGTTGATATAAATAAACCAACAATAATTCCTGCTAAGAAAACAAAAATTATTATTGGTGTTATAGTTAAATCAAACATATTAATTAATTCTACAAATTAACCAAATGTTAAATAATCTAAAGTTAATTCTGTAACTAACTTTATATTTTAACTTTTTAGAGTTAATAGATAAACTAGGAAGTAAATCAAATGATTTTAAATCCTTTCTTTTTAATGTATTAACTAATCTAAATCTTTTTGTCTTGTTTTTTCTTTTTAATTTTGCCATTTTTTTTTCATTTTTTTGTCATAATCATGTACCTTGTAACCATTCATAAACATCCATCCAATATAGATATCAAAACGTCTGTTTAAACCATTTAATATTTTTTTCATTTTTATTTTAATTTAATGCAAAATTATATTCTTTTTCTTTTTCAGTGATACGTGTTAAGTTGACAAATCTTTTTGCATCATAACCTTGCCATTCCAAACCTAATTTAGTTCTACCTTCATTCACCACTCCTTGTATAATATAAACTTTTTGATCTAAAAAATTTACATATTCATCTGCAACAATATATTCTTTACCTTCTACAACTTCTGCTCCAGGAGGAAGATTTTTATCATTTATACAAACTACTCTTTTCATACTAATTATTTAAAGGATTATAGTATTTAATTTTATCATTATCAAATGTAGATAATGCTGAGTTAACCCATTTAACATCTTGTGTATTTTTATAACAAAGTATATGACATGTTGCTTTTTCATTAGGTGATAATCTTAATAGTCTACCAATTCTTTGAGCAGTCTTTCTTTCATTACCATAAGCATGTAAAATTATACCTTGTTTTAATTTAGGAATAGTTATACCTTCATTAAGTTGTAATACACATGACATTTTGTTAATTCTACCATCACTAAATAGTTTTATATTTTCTTCACTACTTTTATTACCTGAATGATAACTATATTTACATAATTTATCAGCTTGTTTTTGTGTATTAGCAAAGACAAGACATTTTTGACTAATATTATCTAACAAACTTTTTACATATACTTCTTTTGTTTGATATTCCATCATTGCTTTCATTCTCATAACGGCAGAAAACTTTTTTTGTTTTGGTGTTTGAGCTTCTCCAACTCTTGAAGTATAATATTCATAATCTTTTCTTTCTGATGTATACCAATGTCCACCTGCTTTATTCTTTTTCTTTAAGCTTTGTAATTTTGACAACTCTAGTTCATGAACAATTATTTGATAATCATTAAGTATATTATTATCTGCTGCTTGGTCTACACTAAAATTGTAAATTATTGGACAATACTTATTAACCATTCTAAACTTCTCAGTACTATTTTTTAATGGTGGTGTACCAGTCAAGCCTAGAATTTTACCTTTATAATTTTTTAAAAAGCCTTCATGATTCTCTAATAAGTTATGACATTCATCTAAATAAACTATATCATAATCATTTGGCGTTTGTTTGTTAATAGATAAATAAGTGCTAAAAGTAATATGTGATACTAATGACTCTAATTTCATTTTACTGAGCTCATCTATCCATACTTTAGCTACTGCCCTTTTAGGTATAACAACTAAAACTCTTATAAAAGGATCATAATTCTTTTGTAAGTGTTGTATTGCTATTCTTGTTTTACCAACACCCATAGATATTCCTAATCCACATCTATTATTTTTAACTGCAAGATTTAAAGCTTCTTCCTGTATGTTTTCTCTAATCATTTTAATTTCTTTTAATTGAATAACCTAATTCAATTGCCTCTTTTGGATGTTCTTCTATCCAAGTATGACAACTCCTACAAACAGATAACCAAGTATCTACCACTAAGTGGTATTTACCCCTACCTTTTTTATGATGTACATCTGTTGATATTTTATTGCAACCAGGCAAACTTGCTTCACACATAGGTTTTTTCTCCATGAATGACTTTCTAAGTTTGGTGTAAGCCCCGTCAATAATTTGCATTTTCTTTGATTTTGGATTTAATTGTCTCCTTTTTAAAGGTTTAGCTGAAGGGACCTTGGCTTTATACCAACAGCTTTTACAATATTTACTTCCATTATCATTCTTCCAAATAAATTGACTTGACTCACAACCATCACAATATTTCTTTTTGATCTTCACTTTAAATCAAAAAAGTTTTTAGGTAATAAACCATTTGCTATAAACTTTATAATTAAATGTTCATACTCTATACCAAAAGATTTAAAAGATAATTTATTTATATAATCTGGCATATATGTAAAAGGATCATTTACAATTTCTTTAGCTAATTTACTTGATGCAAATATACTAAATATTTTATTAGATTCCTTATAAGTTAAGTATTGTTTCCACTGATTTATAACCATTTGTCCACGTTTCCAAACTTTTGTTATTCTTCTTTTCTTATCCCAATGCATATTAGAAACTTCTTCTTGACTATACATTTTAAGTCCATGTAAAACTCTTTTAAATAAGAAATGTTGTTTAGGATTTAGTTTATTATACTTAATTGATTTATTTGATTTTAAGTTTAAACTTTCTAAGTCTTCTAACAAACCTAAGTAGTTTAAATGTGATTGAATTTTTTGTAGTTTAATTTTAGTAAGTTGGTCTTGAGTAAGCATATTGATAAATTTAGTAAGTTTATAAAAAGGGGAGATAAAAAAAGAGGACTATAAAGCCCTCTTTTCTATAATTTAAGTTAATTTATTAAAGTTCAAAACTTCCATCTTCAACATCAACTACTTCTTCTTCCACTATTTCTTCAATAGTATCTTCTACTTCAGTAGTTTTCTTCTTTCTTTTAGAAGTCTTTGGCTCTTCATCAGAATTAGTTAATTCAGCTATTTTCTCTGCAGACAAAACTGTCTTTTCAGGAGCTCCATTAGCTACTCTGATATCATTACCATTAGTATGTGCAACTAATATATCATCTTCTGTTGGATCCATTGAATAGAATGATTTTCTATAAATAGGTTCTCCATCTCTGCAACATACAATACCTGTATCACCTGCTATTTTATAATCTCTTTCAGGATTATTTGCAGTAAAAGGTTCTAATTGTTCTTTAATTACTATGTTACCAGGCAATTCTTTTGCCTCAGATAAACCTACAGCTTGTAAGTCTTCTACTGTACCATGAATTAATGTACTTCTTGATGATTTTTTTACCCAACCATTTGCACCAAAGGCTACTTTCTCTTGTACTAGTCTTACGTGTCCAAATTCTGGATTGTTTTTTGATACTCTAATTGTGTTACCGTGCTCATCTTTAGCAACAGTAACTTTACCATTTTCCTGTGTCATGTTCAGTTTGGTTAAAAGTTAATAAAAATTATTGATTGTTCTTAAATGTCATCAGCATGGAAATACCCATCTAATAACTTGTCTATTTCAGCTATTTCATCAAGTGATGGTTCTCTTTCTATTATGAAATTTGACTCATCTAGTTCTTTTTGTTTAGCTATAGATTTTTCTATTTTACCCTTACATGTGTCTTTAAGACATGATTTGTGAAAGGGATTATTTATTTCTCCAGTAAATTCATTACCTAAACCATTTAAATCATTGAGCTCATCATCATTGAGTGCAAGATATTGTTCTAGTGACATTTCTATCACCCTTCCGTTTGGTAATTGATATAACATACTTACAAAAATATGTAAAATATGCTACTTTATTATAGACTTTTGCTCTGTCAGCAAAAATAAAAAGCAGTAGTATAGCTATCTATTTAATTAATTTTATAATTTTTCCTTTTCTTTCTAAAACATTTTTCTTTTTTAATTCATTCATAGATCTCCATATTGTACTATAACTTACATTTAACATGTCAGCAACAGTTCCTATTGAAGGAAAACAAGTACGGTTTTTATTACAATGCACTGCTAATACACTATAAACTGCCTTGGAATTAAGAGATAAACTTGGATCTGAGATTACTTCATAGTTTATTATTCCATATCTTTTATTCTTTTGCATCATTTTGAAGTTTGAAAAAAGGCATATCCAGCTTGTTACACTTTTGTAAAGAAAGAGTATCTATTGCCTCTTCTTCTATACCTCTTACACCTTTATCTTCATCATATGCATATACTTCTACCTTCATTGAATGATAATAAGGATTAAAAGTAGTATGCCAACATGAATCACTTAATATTCTACCAAATAAATAACCATCTCTTACACAACCTTTATCTTCTAAAGATTCTAAATAATATTCATCAGTAAATTTTTTAGATGCTTTGTCATATTTAAATTTTACATAGTCAAATCTTTCTAAAGGTTTATAATCTTTCTTTTGTAATAAACTTAAAAACATTTGTAAATTACTATCATCTAACATGCTTATTAATGCATCTATTATAAACTTTCTATCAGTAACACTTTTAACAAATAAAGGATCTATTATACGTCTAACTACATCTATTGGTAAAAAAACTTTTCTATCACTCATTTTCTTTTTTCTTTTTATGTTTAATCTTTCTGTAATATTTTTTCTTATTTCTTTCCACTTGTTTTTTACAAGCCTCTTGAATCTCTTGTTGAGTAACAATAATTTTTTTCATAATTAAAAGTTTTAAAATTAAAGTAAGGGATGACGCTTGCCACCCCTTACTCATCTACCCACTCTAACTTAGCATAACAACATACTAAATTATCCTACTATTAACTATATTTATCTTATTGTATTGTTATGTTGTTCACTGGTGAACACTTTTTTCATTATCTTTCTAATCCAATATAATATTCATCAGCAAATAGATGAACATTATTTAGATAATCATAATGATCTTCTAAAGATTGTAAGTCTTTCTCATTGATCAATCCTAATTGATACATTGTCATGAGTATATCTTTTATTTTCTTATCTTGATCCTCTGCAAGTTTTGCAATAGGTTCTATTATATCATATATATCCATCTTATTATCTTTTTCTAGAGTTATAATCCATAAATGCAACTAAAAATAACATGGTGAAAAAACACCCAATAACAGATAACCATAAATAGCAATCTTGTAACTTAGTACACAATTCCCATAGTGCACAAAATGTAAATAGACTAGAAATGACTACTAGTCCGCTTAATAAATTTTTCATAATTCTTTTTTTAGAGTAAATAAATTAAAGGCTGAGATTATACCTTTTAACACACGTCTTTAGTTGTTTAGTTCTCTTCCGAGTTTACAACATATCCACTATTTTTTGTAGTAACGTGCAGTAACGGTTAGTTAGACTAACCACTCCTAATGTTATCATTTACTCACAAACTACTAATGGCCTAAAT